TCACCTGCCGATGCTGGTGCTGAGAGGATGTCCTGCTCCGTGAGAACTCCCTTGATGATGCGTGATGAACCCTTGATGGTCTCAAAGAAACCACTGGAGATGGGGACGACATACAAGTTGATTCCTGTAAGGGTTGCTCCAAACTGGTTGCCGATGGTCACATTGAACTGGAGGGAGAAGTTGCCAACTAGACCTGGTGCCTGTCCTGCCTGAAGTGCGAAGTCACGACCAGGCTTGAGAATCAATGGACCGCCGCAGAGACCAATGTAAGGGGTTCCAGTGCCTGAAGCTGGAACACGTCTAGACTCGCCAGACCAAGTAGCATAGTCCATTTCTAGACCATTGTTCACAGACATCTTATACAACTCGTAGGATGTGTGGTTTGCAAGGAGACCACTGAAGTTGTCAAAATTGATGCTGATGTTGCTAATGGGTAGTGTAAAGTCGGAAATACATGAATCCCACTTGCCAGCAGGAGACTGATTTGTATAGAGTGCATTGGTTGCGATTGTAGCGCCTGGTGTAGAAGGCTTGAGGTAAATCATCAGCAAGTCTGGAATGTTCGGCAATGTGATTGTGTTAGAACTAACTTGTTTAGCATCCGTTCTGCTTCCATTTGAACCAACAGTTTTTCCTAGGGTAGTTGCTTGGTCTAATGCCAAAGTAGTAATATACCTTGGGAATTCCATGTAAGGAACGATGCTCTTGGGTGGAAGAGGAACATCCAAAGCAGGTGTCAAAAACTGAACCGAGAGAGCAGGTTGAACTGGGTAAGGGGCATAACCTCCAATACCAGAACCAGTTCCCCACGCAATGTCTCCGATTGCTGAGATTGTCTTACCACTTGTGCCGACAGCACGACCTATTAATGAATCGGCAATGCGAATCGCACGAGCAGGAGTGCTTAACATATTCATCTGAACTTGGAAGTTCTGAACACCAAAGAGACCAGTTGAATACTCGTGGTCATCCGCAAAGACGAACGGAGGAAGGAACAACTTCTCGGTAGACTGCCAACGGATGTAGACAGTTTCAGCTGAAGTTCCTGTGTTAATAGCGGTTGCGGCTAATGTCGGAAGACCGCCTGTCAATGGTGCGCCATTTGAATCACAAAACCACCACTGAGAGAATGCGCCGTTAGGCAGTTCATCCACAGCATGAGAACCTCCATAAGTCGCCAGAGGACTATTCTGGAAGAAGGCGGACTGAGAGGTTCCAGTATTCACACCACCAGCGGACGATGCGGCAGGGTAAGTCGCATAGCTGTCTAATTGTGTTGGGCAAGTTCGTTGAAGGCGATTCTTCTTGTAGTCTTGGAGACGAAGAACATAGTTCAACACATCTGCGGTGTTCACTGAGACGGAGGCATCGTTGATGGTTGCTGTCATCTGATTCACGCATTGGTGACTAGGGAAGGCAGCAAGGGCGATTTCACCTGGAGTCAAAATAACACCTGTGCCAGAAGAAGTGCATGCCGACATGGTCAATGTAAGTGATGCGACACCAGAACTAACCCAGTCTACAGCTCGGTCAATAAAGACGTTCTCGGAAGGAACGACCACGTTGAACTGCTGAGAGTTTGAGTTCGCCGTCTGGGAGTTGAAAGACACATTAGTCACACTGAGAGCACCCTTCTCTACTGCATACTTGGGCTTTGTTTGAATCACGCGAGGGTCATAGACCGAATACTTTGTCACTTCCGCTGCCATTTATGGAAGGCGCAGGAAAGTTTTTTGGATTAAAACGACGCTACTTTCGGATGAAACGGAGGCGGTAGGTGACTGACCCTGAATTATAGAGACGGCATGGAATTACTTGGTTGGTGAGGCGGTTGCGCCATCCGAGGTTGATGTCTATAACTTGTAGAGCATCCTGAGAGGAGTCCATGGCTGAGAAAATAGGGGTCAGCGGCTTGTAGAGAATGTTTCCACGCCATAAGTCGGCGGTCACTGCGTCAATTGGAACTTCTAGAAGAACCTTCTGCGACGCTCCTCCTGAGGTTGTTCCTCCTAGACTTGAACCTCCTATTTGAACTGGGTTCGCCATCAATTCCTTGCGGATTGGTATTTGGGCTGTTCCTAACACTAACGATGCGATGGGAGACCAGAGTGTGCCTGTGCTGATGTAGTCCTGTGTTTCACGGATGTAATAAATTTGGTCTGGGTTGTCGTCTGCCCAAATCTGTGGAAGCACAAAAATACATTCTGGTCTAGCATCAGGAACTACATTGATGACGTTTTCAGGGTAAAAGATTCCACCTGGGTTTCTTGTAGACCAACTTACAGCTGAAGGTGCTAGGACCTTACCTGAAGTTGGTGCATAAGTATAACCTCCTGTGGTTGCTGGAACTGCTCCTGCTGAATAAAAAATCGTGTCAAAATTGGTCATTAATCCTTCCATGTTTGCATTCATTCCAACATAGGAAAATTCACGCTCTCCATAAGGACTTATTAATTGAGCTGCTGCTCCTCCAGTTCCTGTTCCTGACCCTGTCCCTGTTCCTGTTCCTTGACCACGTCCAGTGAGTGTAGTTGTTGATGTAAAGGCTGCGGCGAATGGGTAAGACCAGTCTGAAACACCTGCGTTGGAATTTATAACTGAATTAGGCGCTTGTTTTGTTTGTCCATAAGGAATCCAACATGTTAAGCTGTCTTGACAAAGTGAAAAGAGACCTGTATTTTGATTATATTCAAAGAAGGGACATTGTGTTCCGCCAAACCCTTTTATGACTTGGCATTGATACATCACATCTCGCCATGCGGCAATAAGGGCATTATTCAAAATACCAACCCAATGCTGATAAGAATACAAATAATAATAGTTTGTTTCAGCTTGACGAGGATTTGCTGTAGAGGGCGCTGTGTAAAAGGGACTCTGGTTCTCTGTGACCCATTGAACAGGAATGGTTGCTTGGAAAGTAGTGAGTGCAAAGGATGTGCCTGTGCCTGTGCCTGTTGTCGTTCCTGTTCCTGTGCCAATGGTGACGCCAAAGGTGACAGTGTAGATGGTCGTATTGATGTCTGTGGGGTCTGGGTAGGTAAGAGTTCCTGTGCCTGTTGAGGTTGCTAGAGCAGTAAGTCTATTTGAATTGGGTGTAGTGATGGTTGTAGAAGTTGATTCAAGTATTGTTTGTTCTCCCTGATTAAATCCTGCAGGAGAGAGATTTGTTATACTATTAATTTTCATTCCACCTTTCAATGCAGTTGAAACAGTGTAGGTGATGGTATTTCCGTCTGCGGACACTGCAGCAGCGCTGATTGTTGCCGTAAGTGTCGCTGGTTTGATTTGTGGAATCAAAAGAGGAAAGGATTTTGTGACACCATCTAGACTAAAGGAATCCACACTGACGACATACTTGGACACATCCTTAAGAATTGGATTCACACGAGTGTCTTCAAAATTACAGACTGGGTCATCCGTTCGCTGTGTTGTAGCGACAGTGTTATTCACAACGGTCGCGTTATAATACACGTATTCTCCGTCGGCGGCTGAACCTGTAATCACCTGCTGCGTAAAGCTCATTTATAGTTCCTTGGGTTTATTTCTTGCGATTACTGACCGATTAAGTTGTAGGTGAATCCACTCACGAAGTCGTCTGGTGGGATGCCTGTTTCCTCAATCATGTCTGCATACTCAGGTAAAGAAAGATGCTTAAAATAAAGACGGCATAGGCAGTGGCGACCACACGTATTATTGTCACGCTTGTCCTTCTGGAAGGCAACTGCATTACTTTTTATAGTGTAAGGACTTGCTTTTAATAATTTGGTAAGGTGGTCTGTGTCCTGACCGAATTCACGGAGTTTAGAATCCGAGAGCCATTCCTTTTCGCCATCAGGTTTGTAATTTCCATAGGGGTCAAAGTATTCTAGAATGTCGCTGTCTCGTAATTTTAGAAGGCATACCCAATGTCCAGTGTTCTCATTCTCGGTTAAGTATAGAAGCATCAGGCGACCCTTTTCATCTAATACATCGTCTATAGAATTTGCTTTTAACAAATCCTTATAGGAGATGATTTTTAGGGTTGGAATGACCTTACGCATGTCGTCCTCACTTAACGAATACTCTTTAACATCTTTAGCTCTCCCTCCCTTTTGAATCGCCATCCACTGCTGAATCGCCCTTTCCAGTTCCACTGGTTTCCGTGACACTGCTGTCCCTCCTATGTAGGTCCTGAACCCCTTCAGGCGACCTAATTTGTAGGGTTGAATGCTCAGGTTGCGTGGCATTTATATTAGCAGATGCTTCTTTTTTAGGTGTTTCTACATCTAATTCCACTTCAAAGGTCTTTCCACAACATTTACTTCGGATGTTGCGGTGATTTAACCAAGTAAAGACTTTCCACGCAAGCATCAGTATTCCAATAGTTCCACCGCCTAATCCAATCTGACTCATCGTTGTTGTGTCCATTTAGTTAGTAGAGGTAAAATGTTACTGATTCCTAGACGGACAAATTCAATAACAAATCAGTAACGCCACGGCACCTTACCTAATTTGACTAGGGGGTCTATAGAGTATAAAGAGAGTAGGTAAGGTGTGTTATTGTTACTGATTATTCCCCAAAAGTCGCTACGCGCGGAAAAAAACGGCATACCATCTCCATCCGTTTTCTAAAGTTGGCGACTTTGGTAGAAATTCAGTAACGGTCACGCCTTACCTGCGTAAAATCGTTATTAGAAACCTCCTTACCCATTTTGGTAATGGTTAAGGGCGTTACTGATTTGTTACTGATTTTTTAGGTCTCATTCCCCTCCTCTTTCGTCGTTTAGCA